ACAGAATATCAATCATTTATACATCTTTCAAGATATGCGAGATGGAGGTATGATGAAGAAAGAAGAGAAAAATGGTCCGAAACAATTGGAAGATATTTTGATTTTTTTAAAGAAGATTTAAAAGAAAAATGTAATTATGATTTTTCTGATGAGGTAAGAAAAGAATTAGAAGAAGCGGTTCTAAATTTAGAAGTTATGCCATCTATGAGATGTTTAATGACGGCTGGCGAACCTCTCAAAAAAGAAAATGTTGCTGGGTATAATTGTTCATATTTAAAATGTGATAATCAAAGAACGTTTGATGAAATTATGTATGTTTTAATGAATGGAACAGGAGTTGGTTTTTCTGTTGAAGAAAAATATACAAATCAAATGCCAATTATCGCAGAAGAATTTTTTCCAACAGATACCACCATAGTAGTTGCAGATAGTAAATTGGGTTGGTGTAAAGCTTATAAGGAATTAGTCTCATTATTATATCAAGGTCAAAAGCCTAAATGGGATATGAGCAAGGTAAGAGCTGCAGGCATGCCTTTGAAAACTTTTGGGGGTAGAGCTTCTGGCCCCGAACCATTAGTAGATTTATTTAATTTTGTAACAGGGATAATTTCAAATGCCGCAGGAAGACAACTTAAACCAATTGAATGTCATGATATTATTTGTAAGACTGCGGAAGTAGTTGTTGTAGGAGGCGTTCGAAGGAGCGCGCTTATTAGTCTTAGTGATCTTAATGATCGCGAAATGAGATTTGCAAAACATGGGGAATGGTATAAAATTAATGTACAGCGTGCTTTAGCAAACAATTCTGTCAATTATAAAGAAAAACCAGATGCCGGTACTTTTATGAGAGAATGGTTATCTCTTTATGATTCAAAATCTGGAGAACGGGGAATATATAATGGAGATTCAGCTAGTCGACAAGTACAAAAATTAAATGAAAGGGAACAAGATGAACATGGAGGATTTATTAGAAGAAGAGATCCCAGAGAGGACTTTGGCACAAATCCATGCAGCGAGATCATTTTACGGTCACGGGAATTTTGCAACTTATCTGAAGTCGTTGTCCGAGGACGGGACACTCGCCAATGTCTCAAAGATAAAGTGCGCAATGCAACCATACTTGGAACGTTCCAATCAACTCTCACTAACTTCAAATATCTTACAAAAGAATGGGCCAGAAATTGCGAAGAAGAACGACTTCTGGGAGTATCGCTTACCGGAATAATGGATAATGAATTAACAAATGGAAAAAGGGGAATGTTAAAAACCGGTAAACTTTTAGAGGAACTCCGAAATGTCGCTATCGAAACAAATAAAGAGTGGGCTGAAAAACTGGGGATCCCAAGATCGGCAGCAGTTACTTGTGTCAAACCGAGTGGAACTGTTTCTCAGCTCGTTGATAGTGCTAGTGGTATTCATGCTCGTCATAATCCCTATTATATACGAACTGTACGAGCCGATAATAAAGATCCTTTATGTAAGTTTATGAAAGAAGCTAAGTTTCCGAATGAACCTGATATAACAAAACCAGAACATACTGCAGTATTTTCTTTTCCACAAAAAAGCCCAAAAGGGGCTATATGTAGAACCGATATGACAGCTATAGATCAATTAGAATTGTGGAAAGTATATCAAGATCATTGGTGTGAGCATAAACCATCTATTACAATATCGGTTAAGGAACACGAATGGATGATGGTAGGTTCATGGGTTTGGGATAATTTTGATTCTATTAGCGGCATTTCATTTTTACCATTCAGTGAACATACATATAAACAAGCTCCTTACCAAGATTGCGATGAAGAACAGTATAAAGAATTATTATTAAAAATGCCCAAAAATGTAAATTGGGATAAATTAAGTGATTATGAAAAAGAAGACCATACAGCCGGAGCACAAACACAAGCTTGTGCAAGTCCCGGTGGATGTGAAGTTGTAGATTTGATTTAAAATTTTTTTGTTGAAATTTACTTATTAATGATGTATAATAGAGGGTATTATGAAAACAACATTTGAAAAATATGTTGATGAGTGTGTTAAGGTTCTTGAAAAACATACTGAATCATTAGGTGTTCCCGCAATCCAAGAGTTGTGGAAAGATATTGAGAATGCGCCTGCTTTTACAGGCAAACTCTGGTTAGAAGATATTCTTGATAAAGCATATAAAGAAAAAGTGGGCCTTGAAGGCGAAATGAATTTTATATACGATTAATTATGAAAGTTTTTATTGATATGGATGGTGTTTTATCAGATTTTGATAAACCCATCATTGACAAATTTAATACTAAAAAAGAATGGGCAAACAGATGGGAACTTCTCCCCGAAGATTTTTTCTTTTCTCTTCCCAAAATGCCTGATGCAGATGAATTAATAAATCATATTTCCGGGCAATTTGATTGGCATGTTTTGACCGCGATCCCTAACGACTCTGGTTTTCCAGAATGTCGCATACAAAAAATGCAATGGATTTTTAAACATTATAAATTATTCCCCGTAAGGATTCATTGTGTTTTTCAGAGAGAAAAACAATATTATGCTGTTGAAGAAAATTTATCACCGAATATTTTAATCGATGATTCTGAATCAAACGTAGCTGAATGGAAATCCAAAGGTGGCATTGCGATATTACATACATCTGCAAAAGATAGCATAAGAGAATTACAACAGTTAGGATTTTAATTGATTTGCGCAGGAATAGATTATTCTACAACCAGCCCATGTATTTGTATATTTAAAAAAGATGGAACAATTAATCCTATTGATTGTAATTTTAGTTTTTTTGCTTTGGATAAGTGGAGGCCTCGGTGGGCCACCCTTCAAAATGTAAATTGTTATAAGTTACCAAAAGATTTAAAATTAATAGATAAGTATATTTTTTTAGCTGATTGGACCATAGAAGCATTACGTTGGCATAATGGTAGAGTTGAGAAAGTTATACTAGAAGATTATTCTTATGGGTCTACCGGCAGAGTTTTTAACATCGCGGAAAATGTTGGTATTTTGAAATTAAAATTAAAACAGAATGGTTTCCGCTATGAAACAGTTCCTCCAACTGTTATTAAGAAGTTCGCAACAGGTAAGGGAAATTCTAATAAAGAAGCTATGCTAGAATCATGGAAGGCAGAGCCGGATAATTTTGAATTAGTTCAAGAAAATGGCAACCCTGCAACCGATATTGTTGATTCTTACTATCTTTGTAAATACGGAGTTACTCAGTGAATATATTTACATCTCGAGTATGTGCAGTAATTTTCTCAATCTGTGTTTCTAAAATTTCCCGCCTACCAGGCCAATATATGTATTCATTAGTGGAAGATTTTGCTAAATTATTTAGCAGAGGTACAATTAAATCTTCTACTTCTTTCATACACCTACTGAATTCTTTATTTAATTTTTCTTTATGCTTATCAATATCTTCATAATGATAGTCCAGCAAACTCCAAATTTTATTTACAGTTCCCTCAACTTCTTTTATTTGTCCAGCTTTGGCTTTTTCTACCGCAGCAGTAACTACTTTCTCTTCAGGTTCTTTAGCAGCCGAAGTAAATTCTTGTTCACTCACAGTACTAAAACCAAAATCATTTAAATCTTGCATGAATATACCTTTCTATGGAATTACAGTTTACCAATATATTTAGGACAGATGAAACTAACATAGGTGATTCGTACAGTACCCCCACAAAGTATTTTGATTTACCGGGAAATCAAAAAGATATCTTTCAATTAGAATATGATTATGCACCACCCCATGAAAACGTCATTTACGGTGGTGGAGGACTCATAGGTCAAATGAGACCAATGTCTCACGTTCTGAGACATCAAAAAAATTCTAATTATAGAATATATGGATGGGGATTAGGCGAACATATGTATATTTGTTTAGATGAACAAGTACAATGTATACCGCCAATGAATATAACGTATCCGGGTTATATAAGATCATTTGATTTATTGGGCATACGTGATCATCATCCACATATATATCAATCGATACCAGCTGCAAGATGGGTTCCCTGTGCGAGTTGTATGCATGAAGCTTTTGATAAAGAATATGAAACCAAATATGATATTGTATTTTTTACTCATGCTTCGCTTCCAATGAATGTTGTCCATGGTATGCCTCCAGAAACTTGGGATTATCCTCATAAAGTAAACAATGAAATCAATTTTGAAGAAACAATAGAATTTATCGCAAGTGGAGATATTGTTGTTACAAATTCTTATCACGGTGCTTATTGGGCAACTCTTTTGGGAAAGGTTGTTGTAGCTTTTCCTTGGTGTTCTAAATTTTACGGTTTAAAACATAAACCTTTATATTGCCCGACAACTGATTGGTGGAAAACTATTCAAGATAAAGAACAAAGACAATATAAAAGTTCTTTAGAAGAATGTAGAGAAGCAAATATAAATTTTCACAAAGAATTAATAGATCATATTTCAAACAGTCCTAGAACATTCAAGATCAACGTATGAAAGACATTTATAAAGATAAAACAATACCTCAAAGAAAAGAAAATAATATGGCCAAGAATTCTTTTGGGGGAACAGAATTAACAACCTTAGAATTATGGTCGCATTTACCTAAAAAATATAAAACAGATTATCAATGGATAATATCAAGATTATATCCAGAAAATATTCAAACTATTTTGCCCAGAATTTGGTGGTTTCATGATTTAGCAAAAGATGGAAGTGGCGGACATGATTTTTTAAAAAATAAAGATGGTGCAAAAGAATTTGAGAAATTAATCTTTTCGAGTTATTGGCAAATGCATACTTTTCTAGAAAAATATGATTTACCAATGGATCGTTGTGAAGTTCAAAAAACAGCAATATTTCCATTTGAACATTATGAAAAACCTAGAGAAGGTAAAATAAATTTAATTTATGCTTCTACACCTCAAAGAGGTTTACATGTATTATGTAATGCTTTACATGAACTCGAAAGAGATGATTGGCATTTACATGTATATTCAAGTTTTCAAATTTATGGGTGGAAAGAAAACGATCAACCATACGGAGAATTATTTGATCATATTGAAAAAAATCCTAATATGACCTTACATAAAATTGTTAAAGGAAGGCCTTTAAGAGAAGAATGGAAAGATATGCATATTTGGGCTTATCCATGTATATGGGAAGAAACTTCTTGTAGGACTGCTATGGAAGCAATGTCTTCCAGAACATTAATGCTTACAAATAGTTTAGGAGCGTTACCAGAGACTTGTTCTGATCATGCATTTATGTATCCTTATATTAAAGATGAAATAGAACATTGTTATAGATTTGCTGATGAAATAGATAAATTATTAGATACATATTGGGATGATGAAACACAAGATATTATAGACCGGGCCAAAAAACATGCTGACAAATATTATAGTTGGGATTATAGAGCTCCTAAATGGATAGAGATGTTTGAATTAATGGATATTGAAGATGAACTCGAAGAACAATCAGATGCCGAAAGAATATCAACGGTCTTATGAAAAAAGGATTTGCAGCATCCGCTTTTGATTTATTACATGCAGGGCATATTGTAATGTTAGAAGAAGCGAGGAAAAATTGTGATTATTTAATCGTTGGTCTTCACACTAGTCCCGCTCACAAAAAAGATTTAGTACAGTCAGTCTTTGAACGATTCATACAATTAAAAGGATGTAAATATGTTGATGAAATTATTCCTTATGAATCAGAAAAAGATCTTAAAAATATATTAAAAACAATAGAAATTAATATTAGATTTTTAGGTGAAGATTATTCCCGTGACAATAAATTCATAACGGGGTATAATACATGTATCTTAAAAAATATTGAACTCTATTATTGTAAAAGATTTCATCATTATTCATCAACTGAACTGAAGAAGAGAATTGTTAGTTTGTCAAACACCCTTACGGATTAGTTTTTTCGGGGGCGGAACCGATATTCCAGAATATTATATTACGGCACCTGATGGCGGTCAAGTCATAAATGCTGCTATCGATAAATCTACCTATGTTATATTAAATAGATTATATCGAGACCAATTTGTTTGTAATTATACTAAAAAAGAAACTGTCGATAATGTTGATGAAATTGAACATGAATATATTCGAGAGGTTCTTAGATATTTTGATGTAAAATCCGGTCTCGAAATTACAACATTAGCAGATATTCCTTCTGAGGGATCTGGCTTAGCTTCTTCTTCAAGTATTCTGGTCGGGCTAATAAATGCTATAAGTACTTGGATCGGGGCTCCAATGAATCAGGCCGATATAGCGCATCTAGCATGTCATATTGAGCTTGAAATCTTAGATAAGCCGATTGGGAAGCAAGATCAATTTGCGGTTAGTTACGGCGGTTTTAACCATTTTCGGTTTTTTAAAGATGGCAGTGTAAAAATTAAAAAATTACAATATGATGCAGAGTTTGAAAGAAAGTTTGTTCTGGTTAATACTGGCCAGCATAGACAATCATCTTCAATTCTTATTTCTCAGATAAATTCTATTGAAAAAAATATAAAAAAATATAATAAAATATATGACATTTGTACCGAAGCTTTAGATTATTATGATCTCAGACAGTACGATGATTTTGGAATACTCATGAATGAATCCATGCAAATTAAAAACACTCTGGCCAAAGGAATTACTAATGATGCAATTAAAGCCATTATGCAAAATTCTGCTTCTTGGGTAACAGGATCTAAAATATGTGGAGCTGGCGGAGGTGGCTATATACTTTTCATGACAGATCATGCTAAAGAGATACATATGAAAAATAGAACTTTAGATACATTTGATGTTGGATTCGATAATCAGGGAACAAGAATAGTGTTTTATAATGAAAAATAAAAATATACATGTAAAATGGGCAGATAATATTTCATCAAATAATATGCCAGATATTAAAGTAAATTCAGAAATAGAATTATTAAAGGAACGATCCGGATGGAGATCACATGTTAATTCTATAAGTAGTTCTCTGCATTTAGTTTCAGAAGGTCAACTCGATGAGTTATTAAAAGCTATTCGGAACATATATATAAACGAAAAACAATTTTTTATATGTGGAAATGGAGGAAGTGCATGTAATTCCAATCATTTCGCACAAGATCTAACTAAAGGGACAATTGAAAATGGACTTTCAAGACCTAGAATCAAAGCTATATCTCTTTGCAATGATATCGGCTTCATTACTGCTACATCTAACGACGATTCTTATGATAATATATTTAAGCATCAACTTGTAACTTATGCTAATAGAGGCGATGGGTTATTAGTTCTTAGTGGTAGTGGTAATAGTAAAAATCTTATAGAAGCCGTTGACTGGGCCAATTCAAACGGAATGGAAACTTTCGGTATTTTAGGATATGGTGGGGGAATTTTGAAAGACAAACTCTTAAATTATATACATATTAATTTAAATCATATGGAAAAATGTGAAGGCATCATGTCTATTATCTTGCATTATATTATGTGCGAGATAAAAGAATTACATAAAGTATCACTTGGAGAGTACGAAGGTAGCTAAATGGCTTTTTCGAAAAGAAGTATTAACGCAAAATATATGGGCGACGAACCGGATCCTATTGATTGGGATAGTTTGCCTCTCGATAAATTAAAATCTGAAATTCATGAAGCCTTTAGATGGTATTATAAATTTTTTGATTTTAAAGAGAGTATGGAGTTTGTTCAAGAATATTATAAAAAAAATAAAGTAAAAAGTAAATCTCCAGGGAAACTTAAAATCACAGATTTAATCGAGGTTGGAAATCATGTTGGTTATATTGCGCGAATGAAATTAAGAGGATTAAAGAGTTTACCAGAAGAATATGAAGATCTTTTTATTCAAAAATTAAAAAAGATAGAAGAGATTGCCGAACATCGTAAGGTAGCAGTAGAAACAAAAGATAAAGTAAAACCAGATATTCAGAAAAGAATTCGAGAAGCTGCAAAAAAATTAAAATATGATATAGAGGATATTGTTGACGAACAACTTGAAGAAAATTTTAAAAAGAAATATAATTTTAAACAATTTATTACACATAATAAGATTTCAAGACCTGTAGCTAAACATTTAAAATCTGAAATTGTAGAAATGGCTAGTGAAATAAAATTAGCCAAAGATGGTGATGTAGATTTTGCAGAAGCCTACAGTCATTTAAATAAACCCTTACAAAATAGATTAATTAAATTTTATGATATGATGATAGAAGAATGTGAAATAATAATCACAACAAAAAAAGAAAAGAAAGTAAAACTGGGAAAGAAGATTAAAATTAAAAAACTAAAAAAATAATATGATACTAATTGATTATAACCAGATGATAATTGCTAATTTTATGGCATTCCGTAAACAATTTGAACCAGGTAAAGAGGATGCCACGATGAGGCATATGGTTCTCCATAATATTAAAATGATCAAGAATAAATTTGGTACCAAGTTCGGAAAAGATATTGTTTTTTGTTGTGATAGCAGAAAAAATTGGCGCAAAGAAATTTATCCATTTTATAAGGCTAATAGAAAGAAAGCAAGAGAAGAAAATAAACAAGGTGTAGATTGGCAAGCGTTATTTAAAATACTCGATAATATTCGAGAAGAGATAGCAGAAAATATGCCTTACAGGGTAGTTAATTTAGAAGGATGTGAAGCAGATGATATTATCGGGGTTATTTGTAAGGAATATTCCCATAGAGATTATAATATATTGATAGTTTCTTCTGATAAAGATTTTATCCAATTGCAAAAATATCCTAATGTTTTTCAATGGTCGCCTCGAACTAAAAAATTTATTAAAGAAGATGATCCGGCTGGACAATTGCGCGCTTTAATAGTAAATGGAGATAGAAGCGACGGTATACCTAATATTCTTTCAAATGACGCATGTTTGGTAGAAGGACTAAGACAAAAGCCAATGTCGAAGAAGAGGATCCTGGATTGGCTAAATATAGTACCGGAAAAGGCTTTTGAAGGAGAAATTTTAAGAAACTTTAAACGCAATGAGACTTTAATAGATCTCGGTTGTATCCCAGATAAAATCGAGATAAATATAAGAACAAAGTATGAAAGTGACCAATATTTGGGTCGCGATAGAATGCTCAATTATTTTATTAAGCATCGACTTAAAGATATGACTGAATCGATACAGGAGTTTTAATTATGGCTTTATCATTAATGCAATTATTGTAATTGGTAGACAAAGCAAAGAGTCAAAAAGAAAGAGGGGATTTACTCAAACAAAATCACACTGACCATTTGGAAAACTTATTGTGGTATACATTTCATCCAGATGTAAAGTTTTTGTTACCTGAGGGAAAACCTCCTTTTAACGCCGGTGCAGAAGATCCGGGTTCAACACTGCTTTACGGACAAATTCGCAAATTAAGATATTTTGTTGAAGGTCCGGGGGGTGTAACTTTTTGCACAGGAAATACCATCGAACCAGCTAGAAGAGAGACAATGTACATAACAATGTTAGAGAGTTTAACACCAAAAGAAGCTGAGTATCTTGTAAACATGAAGAAGAAAGATCTCGGTATTCGCGGTTTAACTTATAAGCTCGTAAGTGAGACTTTTCCCCATCTTATACCACCTATGCAAACCAGCAATACATAAAATTTATTATAATAATTATGGAAGTGTGATTTTCTAACTTCTAATCAAGGATTATATGAAATTTTTTATAGTTTTTGTTATGGCGGTAGTAGTAGTAATTACTTACCCAGTAAAAATAATTATCCAGGAATCAGATGCTCTAGCAGCGAAAATAAATTTACCTCGCGATGCGCATGTAATATTCCATGGACCAGAAAAGAAAAAATTAATACCCATGGGTCCACGATCTCAAACAATAGATCCGACTACACTAATATCCGTAGATCAAGATGAAATATCTTGTCTAGCTTTAAATATATATTTTGAAGCTGCTGTTGAAAGTACAGCGGGAAAATTAGCAGTTGCTCATGTGACTCATAATAGAGTAAGTAGTAGGTATTTTCCTAATTCTTATTGTAATGTAATTTATGAAGGAATACATCATGCAAATGGTTTTCCTAAACGAGATCGATGCCAATTCAGTTGGTATTGTGACGGAAGATATGATAGTCCATATCCAGGGCCAACTTGGCAGAAGGTTCAAGATTTAGCAAATTACTATTATAAAAATGCTAATGATTTAAGAGATATAACAGATGGAGCAACACATTACCATGCTGATTATATTGACAGCCCTAGATGGGCGCTCCTTAAGAAAAAAACAGTGCAAATAGATACGCATATATTTTATAGGTAGATTATGCCAACATATGATTATGAATGTGAGGAATGTGATTTTGAATTTGAAGATATTTTTCCTATTGCAAGAAGGAATGAGCCTTTGGAAAGCCAATGTCCTGAATGCAATGGGAAGATAAAAATGAAAGTCGCATGCCCGATGTTTGTTTATGATAATATTTCAGGTACAACTGCTAAGGGCCATCGAAAAAAACCCGATGAAGCTTTTACAGATCACCTGAAACAAATGAAAAGGAATTATCCGGGAAGTAAGATGAATGTTTGATCATGTAGAACTTGAATTTGAAGAATTAAATGCCACCACCACAAATGGATCCAGAGTTTATCAAACTCCCGACGGATCCTTTCCATCCATTACAACAGTATTAGGTAGAAAAAAAGCTCAATTCTTTAAAGAGTGGAGAGCTAGAATTGGCGAAGAAGAAGCCAACAAAATAACAACTCAAGCCACTCGTCGTGGAACAAAAGTACACAAAGTTGTAGAAAATTATATTTCAAATAAAGAAAATTATTTTGAAGATTCTCAACCAAATGTTCAAGAGATGTTCTATGCTATCAAACCTCACTTAGATAATAATCTTGATAATATTGCTGGCATTGAAATTCCACTATGGAGTAAACAATTGGGAGTTGCTGGCCGTTGCGATTGTGTTGCCGATTGGAAAGGCCAAAAAGCAATTTTAGATTGGAAGACTTCAGGAAAATATAAAAAAAGAGAATGGGTTGAAGAATATTTCCTTCAGGCAACAGCTTATTCAATAATGTTTGAAGAAAGAACTAAAATCCCAATAAATAATATTGTTATAGTAATAGCAGTTGAGAATGAAGAACCTCAAATTTTTGAAGAGAAATCTTTTGATTATTGGAGATTACTTGAAACAACATTAAAGGAATGGTTATAATGAAAATATTAATAACCGGAGTCAAAGGATTTATTGGCCATCATTTATATAATTTTTTATCTGAAGAGGGCCATGATGTTTACGGTATTGATAATTGTTCGGGATTAGGTTGGGAAGATCGCGAAGTTCCTCACTCTGATTGTGACATCACTACAGACCCCTTACCCCATGTTGATGCTGATGTTGTGGTTCATTTAGCCGCGAAAGCCGGTGTTCGTAATAGTTGGGATCCAAAATATTTAAAAGAATATTATAAAGTAAATATTAAGGGAACAAAACGTATCTTTGATACTTATAAAAATTCTAAAATCTTATATGCATCGAGTTCTTCTGTTTCGGATATGAAAAGTCCTTACGCAATGACAAAAGGTGCCTGTGAAGTTATGGCGCCAACTAATGCTATAGGAATGAGATTCTTTACAGTATGGGGACCGCGATCGCGGCCTGATATGTTTTATAGACAATTACAAGAAGGAAATATTAATTATTTAACAACTCACACGAGAGATTGGTTATATGTAAAAGATTGTGTAAAAGCTATATATTTACTTATGACAGAAACTTCCGTATGGAAATTTTTTCCTAAAGTTTTTGATATCGGATATGGAACACCAAAATCTGTTTATGATTTTGCTAAAGAACATGCACCGAAAGATTTTGATATCGATTCAATTGATTTTAAAAATGTAACTGGCGAGAGCGAAGAAACTTGTGCTGATCCTACTGAAATTAAAAAGTTTGGTTGGGAAGCCGGCTTCGCGAGTGATGATTTTAATGTAGAATAATGTTATGTAGTTATCCCTTTAAACAAATTACAATTAGAGATTGGGATGGAGACAAAATTAAATGGTTTCATCCTTGTTGTAATATGTCGCGCCCTGATTGGGAAGATCCAATGGAATGGGAAGAGACAGATCTTACCCCCGAAGAAGCTTTTAATTCAAAACAATTTAAAGAATTACGTGAAGCTTTATCTAATAATAAAAAACATCCATTTTGTAAAACTTGTTGGGATATGGAAGAAAGAGGTATAGAATCTTTCAGAATCCATAATGATGATACTATTCCCAGAGGAAAATTAGATGTAGTTGATTTCATTTTTTCTAATAAATGCAATCTGGCATGTAGAATGTGTGATCCCCAAACGAGTCATAGATTAATGTTAGATTATGAATTCTTTAGCAAAGAAGGTTTACTTCATGAAGTTGAAGAGTCTACATCTGGTAAATTTAGAGGGCGAATTGAAATTCCCAAAACTTCTAATTCAAAACAATATAATTGGCTTTTAAATAATCCCTTAAAGGAACTCAGATTCAGTGGAGGGGAACCTTTTTTTGATGCACAAGTTTTGAAACTTCTCGATAAATATATTAATGAAGGTTGGGCTAAAAATACCATTCTTGCATATCATACTAATGGGACATTATTTAACGATCAATTAATTGAAAAATTAAATAAATTTAAAAAGCAACATCCTAAATTAAGTATAGATTCGGTCGAAGAAGGTTACGAATATATAAGATATCCTCAATCATTTGATGACCTAGATAAATCTATAAGATTATTTTTAAGAACTTCTACAAATTTAGGAAGAGTTAATATTGCAGTTGTTGTTTCTGCATTAAATATTTTAGATTTGCATAATCATTGGCAATGGTGTTGTACCCTACCTAAAAAAGTTTATGTTTCATATTGTGAAGTATATCCGGATAGTCGAGGCATAAGCCCAATTCATCTAAGTAGACAATTATTAGAAAAAGTTCCTCGGATAGATTCGAAAAAGTTTACTCAAATACTCAATTCATATTTAAAAAGAAATGTGGAAAATAAAAAGAAAACACTTAAAGAAATTACTCTATTTGATTTTTCTCGAAATCAACAATTTCAAAATTATTTACATCCATATTTAACACAATGGTTAGAATCGTAGTAGTCGGTGGAGGCTCCGCAGGTTGGATTACAGCACATTATTTAAAAAGAAATTTAGATTGTAATTTAACCGTTGTTCATAAAAAAGAAAATGAAATAATAGGTGTAGGAGAATCAACAACACCGACTATTTTAAAAGTCATAGAAGATCTTAAATCATGGCGAGAAGATAGTAAAGCTCTTATTAAGTATGGTATTCAATTTAAAGATTGGTTAAGACCAGGTAGTGAATGGTTTCATTTATTTGAAGATGCTTTTATAAAAGAATTTGGTGATTCTATTGAATATTTGAGAAAAGAACATCCTAAAATTAATTCGACTTTATTTAATAATTTTCATGGAGATTTTTTAGTTAGATGTAAAAATAATTTATTAGAAACAAATAATAATTCAATTCCCGGCCACGGGTTTCAAGTACAAGCAGATAAATTAGGTCTCGCCTGTAAAAATGAATTGGCTAATGATTATACACTAGTTGAAGAAGATGTTAGAGAAGTTCATTTAGATGAATTTGGAATAGAATCTATTCAAACAAAAACACATACATTATATGCAGATTATTTTATTGATTGTTCCGGATTTGAAAGAATATTAATTAAGAATTTAACTTCTTTTGAACCATATAAGGATATGATAGCAAATTCATATATTACTGGCAGATTAGACAAACATAAAAAAAGACCTTATACTGAAATAACAGCATTAAAAAATGGTTGGTGCTGGGAAATAGACACTCAAGATAGAACGAATGCTGGTTATGTTTTTTGTGATCATTTAACAAGTCATGAAAAAGCAATGAAAGAATCAGGCATAGAAGGAGAAAAGAAAAATTTTGTATCTGGTAAAATGAAAGACATAGCAATTAAAAATTGCATTAGTAATGGTCTAGCGCAAAGTTTTATTGAACCGCTAGAAGCAACATCATTAATGATGACTTGTTATACAGTTGAAAAATTAGTTGAGGTTATTAAGAGAGGAAAAAGAATAGAGACTCTTAATAAAGTTATGAATAAATTTTTAAATCACACTAAAGAATTTGTGAAATATCACTATATATTAAGTGAAAGAAAAGATTCAGAATGGTGGGAATATTGGACAGAACAGAAAAATGATATACAAGATTTTTTTGAACTCTCATTAAAGAATAAACGATATTGTAAAAAGAATGATACTTTGTTGAATCATTATAATATTGGATCTATGATGGTTGGGTATGAATGCTTCACTGAAGAAAGATAATATGAAAATAAACAAGATAGTCAACTTTTGGAAAGAAAACTTTGGGAAAGATGAAGATTTAAAATTCCCTTGCACTTATAAACCAGGTAGAAATAGCAAAGAATTTGAAGATTCTATAGATGCGATATTACGAGAAAAGTATCCTGAAAATTGGAAGAAGCACGGCGGAAAGTAATGAAAAAACCTTTGAAAGAACTTGCTATTACATTACAGACATGGACATGTAGTATGCACAATAATCCTGATAGAAATATTTGTCCTGCACCTAACGGAGAAACATTAGTAGATTATATGAATGAATATGATATGACACCGGATTATCGCGATAATTCTATACCTGAACAAGTAGCGGAGTTTATGATAACTGAACATGTTCATTGGAGAGATTTAGTCAGCTATGATATGAATTTGACTTTGGATGATATGGAAAAAGAATCATTAGATTATACCTATAGATTAAATCGCACACTTTTATTACCTAAAGATGGTCTCCCCCTACACCGGATGAAACATATGTTACACCCGAATATTGGGTTTTTTGGTAATATGCTCAAATATCAAAAAGATAAAATAGAAACACGAAATGGACATTCCGTATATATTCCATTTAAAGAAACATTATATTTGTTTAAACAATTATGAACATAATAATTTTAGGCGGTGGAAGTGCCGGTTGGTTAGCTGCTGCATATTTATCCCAAACTAATAAAGTTGAAATAAAGCTTCCTAAAAATTCCAAACCTATAGGTGTTGGAGAAAGTACATTACCCGGACTAGTTAAATTCTTTGATTAT